GTTTCAACAGACTGATTACTTCAAAGAAAAAGCAAAACACAGGTATAAGATTGAAGCAAAAAATAGCGAATTAAAAAATGTGCATGGATACGCAAGAGCCAGTTCGTACGGAATTGCCAGTATGCAAATGCAGGGTGCAATGGCTATTTTTACTGTAAACCTGAAAAGAATCCTCAAGTTAATGAACTAATTGTGGCGCCGAACCCAAATACCTTAAAATACCCCAAAAACATCCCATATTAAGCACCCAAAAGTACTTTTGATATAAAAATTTGCACTTCGCACTGATAGAAAAAAAACTGGCAGATGAAAGATAGGTCTTCATCTGCCAGCTAATTTTCAGTGGACTTTTTTAATGAGGGATACTTTTTCAGTGCCCTCCGAATAGGCCGGGGATTTTTTGTTGATTGGAAAGTTCAGATTTCTTACCTAATTTTGGTCCCATAGAAAAGTTCTTTCGCTTTTTTGGTGTGTTGCAATTCTAAATAGAGCTCACTTTTAACTGTTCTTTTTTTATTTTGGTGCCGATTGTTATGATAGAAGCTACATGAAAAATTGCATTAAACGTTCCCTGTGATGTTCCCTCTTATCTTGTATCTATCTGTACCACTGTCGTATAGGTCTACTTATTCTAAACCTATCAGGGTTGCATTCGATTATAACTCTGATATCAATTGGCTCGTCTGTGGACAGCCATCATGGTCTAAGATTAAAGTAATCAAATCGTTCTATGTGAAGTATGAACGCAAATTGCGTGAGGTTGTTGATGACTTCTGTAAGTACTATCGCTTCCATCATTCAAAAGAAGTGGTTTATTACTATGACAACACTGCCCTGGGCAGTAACTATGCAGTAAGTGATGAGGACTTTGCATCAGTGATATGCTCACAATTCGAGAAGAACAAATGGACAGTGAACAGGCAGCACATAGGCAATCCATTACGGCATGATCAAAAGTACCTGATCTTTGACCAGGCATTGAAAGGACAGAAGTACCAAATGCCTCAGATCAATCAGCCTAACAATGAAGCCTTGGTACTAGGTCTGCAACATGCAGGTGTCCGCATTGGATCACACGGCTTTCAGAAGGATAAGTCTGAGGAGAAGAACAAGGAGACAGAAGAAAGCCTGCTAGAACATCGCACTGATGGTACTGATGCCTTTGATACCCTAATGATAGGCATGATGCTGTATCCTGTTAAGGGCAGTGTTGGTGGTGGGTTGGGTAGTTCATGGATATAGATGATCACCGATAGTAATTACTTCCACCTTTTTCTTACTTTTGCCATACGACATAACAAAATAATTTAGAGTAGATCATATAGTATGCCTTACTGGGCTGTGAGCATGGGTGTAAGTCCCTCGCTACTATATTGCTACTCGCAATTTTGTTGTGTCGTACCACACAGCCCTTTTTTTATACGACACAACATGAGTAAGTTCCAACTGATCTATGAAATTGAAGCTGATGACATCAAGCAAATCATTGCCATCGCTCTCCAGTCCTATGAACTCACAGGAATCGAACCCACCCGAATCATAACAGAAACGGAATCTATTGTCTGGGTTAGACAGGAGATGATCAAGGCCATCACTAAGTAATCACCATTTATCTATCGGCATTGCATACGTCATGTAATTACATGCGTGCGCACCATCTCCTGTACGGCGCGTCCTGTTTAGAATCGTTCTAAACACTCGGGCATATACCGTAAAATTATGTAAAAAATAATGACATTTCCACGCAGGGCGGGGCGGGGTCTTCTGACAGAAAAGGGGAAAACCTTCCCCTTTTTAACCTCTTTTTAAATCTGAATATCTGAATATTAGATTTTAATTCATTGAAATACTTTGATACTGACTTAAAATATTTTTTTCGGTCAAAAAACAATGCTATCAGAAAGCCACATTTGAATTATTTTGATGCCGGTAATCATTTTTTCACAAAAATAAATTTTGCTTTATCCTACGAAATCACACCGCTAAACTATTATATAAAATCATACAACTACCTGATTAACTGTTTTATAGTTCATAAATATATTTGCACAAGTCGTTTAATAGTAGTACTTTTAAGAAGATTTAAGAGGGTAACCACTTACATCTAAAGACAAATTTTACTCACATTAAATTTTAAACGATGTCAACAAAAAAAGAGACTACCTTGGTAAAGGTAGAAGGGGGCAAGAATGCCCAGGAATTTACTCAGGCAACCATTGCCGAGATGGTGAACCCAACCGCCCAGGAGAAACCCGAAAGCGTAGAAGAACTAAAAACGCAGGTTCTTGAATTGAAAAAACGGCTTTTAGCCATTCCCCAAAATCTTGATGATCGAATCAAGTACTTTAACGAGAAAAAAGATCTTATCCGACGCCTGGCAATATTAAACGCCAATACTGAAGCATTGGAAGTACACACCCAAAAATTACATGAGATTGCAGTAATTAACGATTTTGAAACGGAAGATTATTCTTTAACGGTAGAGGGTGGAACAGGCTCATACAGGAAAGCAAACATTTTTCTATTGAAAAACCCTGTTATTATTGGTGAGGTTATAGCCTTTATGATGGGAAGGATTGACGTTAAGCGGTTAGAACTGGCCGCACAAATAGAAGCATAAAAAAAAGGGGGTTGCACTCCTGCAGCCCCCTAAGACAAATTTTACCACTCAATAAATTAAGCGATGAACAAAGATAGTAAAAAGGAACAATACAAGGCAAACCGCACCGCCTTGATTCAGATTTCAGCAGGTTTAAGGGTATTAGTTAAAGAGGGAGCACTCGACAGCGTGAACGAAGGATTAAAAGAAATTTACGAAAAGTCAGATTCCAACATTGAAGAGTTTAGAACTTTTTGGCAATGGAAGGATGAAGGTTACACAATCAATAAAGGCTCAAAAGCTTTTCTGATCTGGGGACAACCGCGCAAAGGCTCACAAATAGCCGAGGGAAGCGACGAGCCGGAAGATTATAAATATTGGCCCCTTTGTTACCTCTTCGCAAATACGCAAGTATTCAGACCGGAAAAGGAGAAACAACCCGAGCAGGAGCAACCACGCCACCAACGGACAACCGCCCCGATTTTTGACGAATCAATGATTTAACTATTAACTTTTTAAATATCACATTATGAAACTTTTAAAAGATTTTCAAATTGCAGAGGTGAAAATGAGTTATAACCCTAAAATAGATATTAAGACAGCGCCCTTAATTTCAGGAAGTAATTTTGCTGCCCGATGTTTAGCGGAAAGTTGGGAGGACCTTGAATATATTGAACGATTCAAAATCATGCTATTAAACAGGGCAAACAGAGTAAAAGGAATTATTAATATTTCAATTGGAGGTACTGCCGGCTGTGTTGTTGATGTTAAAATAGTTTTGCAGGCTGCAATACTTTCAAACTCAAGCAGTATTATTATCGCCCATAACCACCCATCCGGAAACCTAAACCCGAGCGACGCAGATATTAAAATCACCCGATCAATAAAAGAAGCGTGTAAATTTCAGGATATTGGCCTGTTAGATCATATGATTATTACAGCAGACGGATTTTATTCTTTTGCCGATGAAGGTTTATTATAAAGTTTGATTTTATAGAAACGCTGTGCGGATGGCTTGTGCCTGATCCGCCGCGCCTGGAAGCGGAATTCCGCGACGCTCCGTCCATTTCTGGCCGGATTTTTTGTGTGCAAAAAAACTGTACTTCGTTCAGGTCGCTCTATCGTATTTGCTTATTTTATTTTTGCCAGCTTTCCAATCTTTACAAAAAGCCGCTTCATTTCATTTCACTTTTTACAAAGGAATTTTTCTGTTAAGTTTGTAGGATTAACTTAAAACCAAATTTATCATGAAAAGACTATTGTTCATTTTGCTTTTTTGGTATCCATCGATTTTATATTCACAAGATTTTAAGACTTTTTACTGGGGTGATTCATCCGCGAAAATAAAAAGTATGGAGAAATCCAAACTTATATTAGATGGTGGTGATAAACTATTGACTTATGAATCTGAAATTTCAAATCTTAAGCCCACCCTATCCTACTATTTCAAGAATAATAAATTGTCCTCGGTATTGTATACATTCACCGAAGAACATTCAAATAAAAACTTATATATTGAGGATTATGAAAAAACCAAAGCACTGCTAACTGAAAAATATGGTGAGCCATCAAAAGTTAAAGAAGAATGGAGAAGTGATTTATTTAAGGGAGATAAACAATATTACGGTTTGGCAATTAGTAAGGGAGATTTGGAACTCAATGCTATTTGGAAACTTGATAGGACTTACATCGTTTGTCGTATATTCGGTGATAATGGCAATATTGACCATGGCATATTTTATTCTGATAAAACAAATAGTAGCGATAAAAGCGATAATAAAGAAGATCTTAACAACCTTTAAACTCTTTAATTCAAAACAAAAACCTCGTCATTCGCCGGGGTTTTTTTATGCCCTGTTTGTCCTTTAATACACCCTCACTCCCGCTTATCTTGCAATAAAAAAAGATAAGCTATGCTGCACATTTCACAATTACACAAGGTAGTAGAACTCGGCGAATTCTCAATCAAATTCGTTGAGAAGAGCGGCGCCATCATCCATGGTCCGCGCTGCATCTGCACTTCGTTTCACTCTGCAGGCCGGACAATGAACCTGAAGTTTTGCGACAGTGAGGAGATCCGCAAAGTGCGCCGGCTTTCGGTCATCGAATTCAATGGAGAGGAGGTTACGCTATGAGTGATAATTTTATAGAGATTGGTGGTTTTACCTACCTCCCTGAAGCGAAGGCTATCATAGCGATGGAATCGAGCCGTGAAATGTTTTCAGAAGCAACAGACCTGAAGCCAGTATCGGTTGATGGCTATACAATTTCTCCCTGGGGATCAACCAACGATATGCCACAGCTCATTATTGAGAAAGCCAAAAAGAGCGAAATCGTACAATCGAACCTGCTGTTTAATATCCAATCTGGTTATGGACAAGGCATCAAACCCATGCGCAGGATTATTGAGGGGAATAAACTGGTAGGTTATGAGGAGATCTATGAAGGCGAAGTGGTTGATTTCTTTGCACAAAACGATATCAACGGTTTCTTCCTGGAACAACTCTCCGACATGCATCACTTTTACAATGTATTTCCGGAGATCATCCTGAGCGGTGATAAGCGTAAAATCGTTTCACTCCGGAGTAAGGAGGCAGCATTCTCCAGGTGGGGTGTAATGGATCCTAAAAAAGGTTGTATCACAAAGCACTACTATTCTGCAAAGTGGAACGATGGAGCGAATAAAGCGACGATTGCTGAGTCAGATGTTCTCAATAATTATAACCCATACCAGGATCTTGTATCAAGGATAAGTACCGGCAGTTACTCCCAGCTGCGTTTTATTGTTCCGGTCAACTTCCCTACTCCCGGGAAAACCTATTATCAGGATCCGTACTGGTGGAGTATATTTCTAAGCGGATGGTACGACTTCCTGATGATGATCCCCGAATTTAAGAAGGCGCTGCTGAAGAATCAGCTGGCATTAAAGTATATCATCTATTTGTCTGATAAGTATTTTACAGAAATCTTTAAAGATGAAGGTATCGACACTTCCAATGTTGAAGCGATGAAAGCAAGAAAAGCCCTGGAGTATGGCCGCTTTCGTGACTTCCTTGCTGGAGAGAAGAATGCCGGGAAAGGAATTGTAGCCTTGAAAAAATTGATTGCTTCGGGTACCTCGTCCACTGAAGAAAAGTACATCGAGATCGTTCCACTCAAAACAGAGATCGCCGGTGGTGAATACCTCGAAGATTCGGAAGAAGTCAGTAACATCATCAGCTACGCGATGGGTGTTCATCCTTCATTGATCGGATCTGTTCCAGGGAAAAATTCCGGGAGCCAGTCAGGTACCGATAAACGGGAACTCTTCCAGATCAAACAAGCCCTGATGAAGCCCTTCCGTGACCGGCTGTTGAAACCGCTCGAACTGATAAAGCTCTATAACAAATGGGATAAGGACATTGTATTTGCAATTCCTGAACCTGTTTTCACAACACTCGATAAAAATAAAACCGGGCAGGAAACTGCTGTAAATAAATAGGCTATGGTAATCATTGGCAGTATTGATGTTTTAAAGCAGTATATTCCGACAATCTTTTCAGCTGATTTTGCAAAGTATGAAAAATACATTGCCGATGCTGAATCCTGGTTAATAAAGGAGATTACCGGCAAAGAACTTTTTCTAATCATCAGCGAGGAGGACGAAGCGTTGTTGAACTATGCCAGGGCAATTGTCGCCTATAAAGCATATGGTGATGGGATCCCATTTTTCGACCTGGTAGAAAATGAATCAGGTTTTGCTGTGGTGAGCAATCCAAATCTTGCACCGGCATCACAGGCACGTGTTGCAGCGCTGCAATCTGCAACCTACCGGAAACTTGATGAAGCGGTAGAGTCGTTACTCGAGTACCTGGAAGAAACGGTCGATTATCACGATGAGTGGAAAGGAAGTCCCGCCTATACCCTGCTTTCAAATCTCTATCTCACAACCGTAAAAGAATTCCGGCGTTATGTGGTTTACCCCGGCAGCCGTCGCGAATTTATGGCGCTGAAGCCCGAAATGCTAAATGCCATTAACCTGAAGATAGCCCCTGTGATCAGCCAGGAATTATCTGATCAGGTAGTAGAGCAGCTGCGCGATGGAGATCTTACTGCAGATAATAAAACGATTCTCGAGAACCTTCGGTTTGCATTCGCCAATTTCACAATGAAGCAGGAAGAAACTGCACAGTCCTATCTCTCGCGGGTCCGTAGGTTGCTTTATACTTCACCTGATAAATATCCCTTGTTCCGCGACAGTGAAATTTATACGAATTGGACTGCCGCACAAAAGATTCCGATCATCAACAATGCTGATTCACCTTTATTTTTCGCTGGATTATGAGAGAAATACATTTACATGCCCCGTCCGGATGGCATGATATTACACCGGAACAACTCCTGTTTGTGGCCCTGTTATTTGAAGAACAACTATCAGAAGCTGAATTCCTGACAAAATGTATGATCAGCTTCACTGGTATTGAACCTGTAAAACATGGTTTAGAAACTGGTGATGGTGAATTGCTTTTTGAATTTCTGGATCCTGCCGGCGAAGTCTTTTCATTGTCAGCTGAAGAGATGAAAAGCCTGCTGGATGAATTGCGCTGGCTGATCGATAGTGTTGGTCTCTGTCGCCTGCCGGAAAAACTCGGAGGACTATCCCCAGTTGATTCCAGGTTGTTTGGTGTCACACTCGAAGAATACCTGTTGGCTGATCAGCTTTATGCCAACTATTCAGCGAGTAAAAAAGTAGATGATCTGAATCAATTGATAGCAGTATTCTATCGGAAGCCTGGTGAAAAATGGAATGAACGCAAATACAAAATGTATGTCAATATCCTGCGCTCGGTTCCCAATCACGCGAAAACAGCCGTTTATATCTGGTTTTCCGGATTAAAGAAATGGATTATCGATAAATACCCCTATGTGTTTGGTGATGGTACCACCGGCGAAACTTCGGCACCATCACCAGATGAGCACATCCTACGGTTATTCACCTCGCTGAACAATGGCGATGTAACCCGAAATAAAGAGATTCTCCACACGCATGTGCATGAGGTGTTCTACGAACTGAATCAGAAACTTGAAAATCAGCAAAGCCATGTTTGACGCACTCGAATTCGCAAAAAGCCGTGCAGCACAAATGCCCGAAATCAAGGCAATATACGCCTGCTCCGGACTGGCTGAAATGGAAGGGATGTTGCAAAACCTTCGCAGCCCGGCAACGCCGGTGCTCGTGGTGGAGGATAGCGCCGATGGTTATCTTGACCTGGAGAATGGAAACTTTGCAAACGAATACAATACTGTTTACTTTTTCGACAAGGTAAAACTGAACGATAGCGCCGATCGGAGACGTGCCCAGGAAGTAACCTTTTCCCTGGGAAAGAAATTCTTCAGTCAACTTATAAAAGATGCAGGTGAGTTCGGTGACATCGCTTTTGGATTCGACCGGAGCAGGATCGACTTCGCTAAACTCGGACCCATTGGGAATGGGTATTATGGCTATTCATTTTCGTTCATAATGAAAAATGAAAACTTTGAAATCTAACAGATGGCCGATAATACGAACCTTTCACTTACTGTTGAAGCTTGGGCAAAGATCGTAGTTGAACGCTGGGAAAATAAGATTACCATGCTTCGTATCCACCAAACCGGCAACCTTGCCAACAGCTTTGCGGTGCATGTATTCACTCAGGCAAACGGCGACCCTGATAAGATTGAATTTGCATTCAATTATTACGGTAAGTTCGTAGATATGGGTGTAGGCAATGGCGTTAAAATGGACCAGGTGGATAGCAGCAACCGTAAAGCAAAACCATGGTATTCGCGTACATTCTTCTCTCAAATAAAGCGCATTGGTGAAATACTTCGTGATAAATATGCCCACAAAGCTCAAATATTAATGATTACCAATATAACCACAGATGGCACAAAATGAAACCGCAAGGGCAACAGTATACCTGGATGGAAAACAGGCAGAAGCTGCATTGGAGGCTTTGGACAGAAAATCTAAAGAACTTAAAAAAGATCTGACGAGTGCCCTGCAGGCGGGCGACAATGTTAAGTTTGACAAGCTGAAAAAGGAACTTTCAACCATCGAGGCAACACAACGCAGTTTGAAAAGAGAAACCTTTGACGTTGAACGCGTACTGAAAGATATCAATAAAGTAAGCTGGCGTGATCTGCAGAAAGCTCAGAGCACCATAACCAATCAGCTAAAGGGAATGACACGCGGTACTGAAGAGTACCTAAAAAAATCAGCGGAATTAAAAAAAGTGAAAACTGCCCTGGCAGATATCAATGCAGAAACAAAAGCAACAAGTAAATCATGGTCACTTAGTGGAATTGCTGACGGTTTCAATAGGTATCTGGGAATAGCAATGGCTGTTATTGCCTCATTCACCGGTATTGCGCTTGGATTTAAACAGGTGGTGCAAAGTTTCAACGACTTCCAGGAGCGTGTTTCAAACCTGTCTGCACTAACTGGATTGAAAGGTGGCGCGCTTGACTGGCTGACACAAAAGGCCAAAGAACTTAGTACAGCAACCCTCGAAGGAGGAATAAAAATCACCAAAGGCGCCCAGGACATTGTAGATGGTTTCACAAAGATGGGATCCGCGCGACCCGAATTATTAAAGAATAAAGAAGCCCTTGCTCAGGTAACTGAGAAAGCGCTGATACTTGCAGAAGCATCAAAAATAGAGATGGTTCCTGCTATTGACGCCGTAGCAGCTGCAATGAATCAGTTTAACCTGGATGCATCGCAATCGGATCGGATCATCAATGCAATTGCTGCCGGTTCACTGGAGGGAAGCGCTGAAGTCGCTGACCTTACTGAATCATTAAAGAATGTTGGTACCGTTGCTGCAGATTCAAACATGAGTCTTGAACAAACGGTTGCAGCATTGGAGGTTCTTGGAGAAAAGCAATTAAAAGGAGCTGAAGCCGGCACAAAACTTCGTGGTGCTCTGCTTAAAATGAAAGATGCAGGAGTTGGTTATGCCAGCGGACAATTCAATATTAGGGATGCCCTGATAGAAGTTAATGCTCAGTTAGAGAAAAAGACATTGGCCTCAGAAAAGGATGCACTCAAGCAAAAAGTGTTCGGAATTGAGAATATTACTGTTGGATCTGTTTTGCTTCAAAATGTTGAGAAATACGACAAACTAACAACTGCTGTTACCGGGACCAATGTAGCAATGATACAGGCTGCTACCAATACAGACAATAATAATGCAAGACTTGCCCAGGCAAAAAATAGGATTACTATTATCTCTATAGAACTGGGAGAGAAACTGGCGCCTGCAATGGCTACTATTACAGGATGGTATGGTAAGATGTTATCAGTTACAATCGTGCTGATAAATTTCTTTACAAAATACGGATTTGCAATCGTATCGGTATCGGCAACCATTGCCGGTTATGTGGCCGTTGTGAAAATTGCAGCCTACTGGGATAACATCCAATATGGCTACCTGGTAGCAAAAACCGCAATCACAAAAGCATATCAATACACTGTTGGTGTACTCACTGGCCGAATCACCCTGGCAACCGTCGCTCAAAATGCCTGGAACCTTGCACAGAAGTTAAATCCAATCGGTATTATAGTTGGACTATTGATTGCTGCAGGAGCTGCATTGTACTTGTATACCCGTAAAATGACTGAAGCAGAGATAGCTCAAAAGGCATTAAATGATATCAATATCAAAGCAAAGCAAAGTATCATTGATGAAAAAGTTGAACTGGAACAACTATTAAGGGTTGCAAAAAACGAAGTATTATCAAAAGAAACCAGGCAAGCAGCAATTGAAAAACTCAATAAGTTATCTCCTGAATATCTTTCCGGGTTAAACCTCGAAACGATTAATACAAAAGCTGCAACTATTGCGACAGATCAATATATTGCAAGCCTGGAGAAGAAAGCGAGAATAGAGGCAGCAACCGAAAATCTAAAGGATGCCAACAAAGAAATTGGACTTTTAAAATCGGGTGTTGGTGAAGAAGCTGGATTTTTTCAAACAATGGGAAAAGCATTTACATCGGGTAAAAAAACACCTGGATATAAGACATTACAAGAACAAGGAACACTGGAAAATCAAAAGAAGAAAATTAAGGAGCTGGAAATACGTAAGGCTAAATTTCAGGAAATCTTAGATCAGGAGGTAACTTCAACAACTACATCACCTACATCGACTAATACATCAGGAGGAACGAATACTATTACCGGAGATGGTACAGGCACTGATATTGGTACTGGAGATGGGAAGAAGACTAAAAAAACGGATGCCGAAAAACTTCGCGAATTCTTTGAGCTCGATAATACTGAACAGCAAGATGCTCTAAGATCTGAGTTGCATAAATTAGGTAAGGATGGAGTAGCTGCCATGCAAAAAGGAATAGAAGATGAGTTAATAGCAGCGAAGGCGGATGCCAGTCTACTTACTGATTTAATGACCCCTGAAAAGGAGAAGGTAGATACAGCCTATGATTATGCGCTGAAAAAGTATTACGAAACAACCGAAGGGCAGCAAACACTGGCAATGGCCCAGCATGAAGCCGGATTAATATCAGAACAGGAGTTCCAGGATAAAATTGTTGAAATACAAAAAAAAGCAGCTGAAGATAAAAGCAAGGGTGATCTTGAAAGCTGGGAGAAATATCAGAAAATAACTTCTGCAGCTGCCAACTTTGTAAGCGTACTAATGGAGGCAGAGCTTGCTGAAGCTGGAGACAACGAGGAGAAGAAAAAAAAGATCCGGAAAAAATATGCTGACGCACAGATGGTCGTTACTATTGGTCAAATCATTACCTCTACTGCCTTGGGGATTATGCAGTCTTTTGCACAGTTGGGACCAATTGGCGGAGCAATTGCAGCTGTTTTTATTGGTGCAACCGGTGCTGTTCAATTGGCTATGGCAGTGTCAGAAAGAAATAAAATGAAATCACTTGCAGTTGGTGGCTATACTGGTGATGGAGGCAAATATGAACCAGCAGGGGTAGTTCATAAAGGTGAATATGTCATTCCACAAGAGGGTGTAAATAATCCGCAACTCAGACCAATGATAAACATGTTCGAGCAAGCCAGACGTAATAATAGTTTAGCCAGGCTTAATTTAAGTTCGATGAGCCAGTCTGGTGGTTTTTCCAAGGGTGGTTATGCATCTGTAGATACATCTGGGCAAATGAATACAAACCCTGCAGGGGGAACCGATCCGGAACTAAAGGCTGCAATCCTCGAATTAAACAAACAACTCAGAAACGGGATCCCTGCATATATTCCAATGTTTGGAAATAATTCGCTGTCTGATGGAATCGATAGTGTGAATAAATTTAACTCAAAAGTCACCAAGAAATCATGAAGCTAAACATCGCAGGAAAACCAGTTGCACTAAAGTTGGATGCGAGAATCAGCATCACGCGTTCATCACCGGCATTAAATGAAGATACCGGATCTTTCTCTTTTCCGTTCCCAGTACCTACCTATCCAAACCAACAAGATTTAGGATGGCCCGGACGTCTGCAGCGTGCAGGGGATATCGCTGATCAATCGTTTATCTTGGAAGATCAGGGACTTCAGGTGATGCGTGGAGTTGTAGATTACAGTCAGGTAACAAAGGATGAAATTGGCATAATACTGAAATCTGGTATTACCGAATTCAGGAATCACATGTCTGGAAAGAAATTGGCAGATATCGGCTATGGTTCAGAAAGTTGGTTTCCGGCACAATTTACAACACAACAAGTGACAGCAAAGCTTTTGGAGTGGGATGCTGCGAATACAACCAGTAACGGAAAATATTTTGTTCCGCCAACTTCAATTAATTCTGCAGTAAGTTATCTAACAGAATATGTGAATAAGGTCGATAAATTAACTGGAAAACTAACATACAATACAGGTGGTACAAGACAAAATACAAACCTGTATATGTTACAGTTCAGAATTGATTTTTTACTAGAGAAGATCTTTGAAAGCGCTGGTTATACAATTCTGGTGGACGAATTGAAAACAAGTGAATTCAGTGGTTCTGTTATGTATTCACGGATAATTAATGTCCGGTATGCTTCGGTTCACTTTGGAATCCCCGGACTTGAACAAACTGGCAATCTCTATTATTCATATTTAATGCCTGATGTTTATGTTTTACAATTCGTTGATACTATGGCAAAAATGTTTTGTGTCATGTTCGATATTGATGAGCGAAAAAAGACTGTAAGGATACTGTTTAAGAAGAATATTTTTAAAGCGGATAATATTGACTCATTGAAGATTGTAGAGTTAACAGGATGGCAACACAACGAAGAAAGTCAGCCGGGAGGGTTTACTATTAAATACGCTGCACAGGATGATAGCCTTGATACTAAATCAGACTATATACCTGACAGGGAAGTAAGCTTTTTGCCAACACCAACCATTGAGGATGAGATTGTAAAAGTAACAATGCTTCAAAGTGATTATATCACTGTACTAAATGGAGAAGTATTAGAGTGGAATCAAATCGGACGTCTTAAAGAATATTCTGAGGGAACGGGATCCGAAAAGGTTGAACTTGAAGTTAAAATTCCAAAAATGGTTGCGCATGAAGATGGATATCCAGTACCAAAAGCTGAAATAAAACCTTTAAATCGATCTTATGCATTTGATGCCTTAACTGATATGATTATTGCGATCTATCATGGAAGGAAGGAAGTGAACGGAGTAATGATTCCATATTCTTCAGGTGATCGGTGGGGTATCGCTGATGGATGGTCTATTGGTTTGACAACCTACCTGGCCCCCGAATATTTGTATTTGCAATTGTATAAAGATTTCCTTGAATGGAAAGCCTACCGTGCCCGCGCCTTCACAAAATACATTCAGCTCACATTGGTCGAAGTACTATCACTTCGATTCGACAAAAAGTATGTAGTCGACGGTAATGAAGTTATAATGGATAAAATATACTTTGAACTTCCTCATAAAGGCATCGTGAAAATTGAGGGGTTTACAGCGTAGTGCGTGTCCTTTAACACGCACTCTATCTCAGTTATATTGCAGAAAAATAGAATAAATGAGTGTAATCAGCCAGCAACCAGATGCGTTATCCTTTTCGGGCAACCTGAAACCTTTCCGGGTTACATCATTGGTGGAAGTTGTTTTTGAATTAAAGAAAGGTGCAACGCTGATACTAAGCGAAAAGTATAATCCCGATGCATCCGGAATTGTTTCTGTCGATGTAAAGACCATCATTGAGCGATTGCTTGATATCTCCATCCCTGCCAATCAAAATATTATCAACGAACAAACGTTGACTGTTGCATCTTTCACTGCTACAATCGATGGTGTAAACGTTGCATTTAAAGTGATAAAAGGTGGGGTATCGGAATTACAGGAAACCGCTACTACATGGCTGGCCACTCATTTCTTAACCTGGCAACCACAGGAAAAATCAATCCTTCAAACAGCTCCAGAATGGCTTGGAATCTATCCGATTTCAGCCGGAACAGTCAGATTAAAGGCATATTATTCAAACGGTACCACTTACACAGGAAATTACGCGACTCCTGCCCAGGATAAACTATACAGCATCAATACAAGCTGGGGAGTTATTTCGGCATGGCTGGTGGCAGCCGGACAAAATAGTCAGGCAGTTGCGTGGGATGTTTGGTTTGAAGTTGGCGGAGTACAAAAAACACCAGTTCATCGCTATAAACTTCGAAATGCCAGCGAGGATGAATACGCATTTGTATGGTGGAATTCGCTGGGAGCAATCGATTCGATGTCGTTCACAGGTGCACAGGAAGAAGATCAGAAACTCACGCATCAAATGGCTGAGTATGGCGATGAATCAGTTGCTGAATATGATGTTGATAAAGATAGGGATGTCAAACAATCAACCGGATTCCTCGATGTGGATGAGAACGCCTGGATAAAAGATTTTTTTGTTTCCCGAAAAAAATACGCAATCCGGATAGATGGATCACTCAAACAGATTGCAGTTATTTCTTCAAAAGTGGTGGGTACCACTCAGGATGATGTATTTGATTATGAGTTTGTATTCAGATACGGAGAAGATTCAAAACTTCTCAATATCGATCGCATTTTAAATCTACAGGCGCCGGAGGGGCTTGCTGATTTTTTTTTAGCTGAGCTGCTGGCGGGACTGCCTTCAGCTCTTTATCAGAACAACCTTCTCCTGGCTGTTCAGAGTCCGTTTGCATTAGGGTGGCGTAAACTGTCAATGGCAGAACTTTGGTCCGGAGCATTACCTGAACTGGTTGACGATCGAACGATCACCGTAAAGGATGGCAAATTGATGGCCCTTGGAATTGGTGGTATTGACGATTTCACCTGGCAGGCCATCAAGGATTTTATTGCGCTCAATACCGACACTACGATACCAGATACCCGGACTGTACTGATCAGTGGCGCGGTGATCTGGGAAACCGGATTAACTTACCAAAGCACAAAGCTCGTTTACAAAATCTTAGGTGAAGATTATCAGATTAGTCCGCAAAGTGTCACGCTCGAACCTCCAGATCCTAACCTATCACGCATTGATGTATTTTACGTTGATGCCTCATCCGAAATTGGCGTATTAAAAGGAATTCCGGGAGCCATCCCGATGAAGCCGGCAGTCGAAAACAATCAGATTGAAGTCGCTTATGCTATTATTGCTGCAGGGGCAACTGAACCCTCATTGACGGTCGATGCTGTTTACGATGAAACAGGAGAATGGCCAGCATCAGAAACGCACGATACGGATATTTCAATTGATTTTGCAGATACAACGGAACCGGTAAGCGGAACAAAAAATATTGAATTACAAATAAGTATACCCGATACAACGGTTGCGACACCTACTCATTTCGTCGGAGAAAAATACCAGGGTGGGATTATCTATTATCTGAATAGAGGTGCAAAGTCCGGATATATTGTGGCAGAATCACCATCATCCCCAGGTGTCAGATATGGAGAATCACATTCGTCAGGACCTACCGATACTTCGGTTGGTGCCGGTGCTGCAAATACAATCATATTGATGGCAAATGCTGCGAATGCCACATGTGCCGCTTTCTATGCTGCAAATTTTGAGAAAGACGGCTTTTCAGATTGGTTTTTGGGTTCTAAAATGGACATGGAGCAACTTGTTTTCCGTAAAAGTTTATTTCCAAACTTCAAAGGTGCATTCTGGACAAGTAATCAAGTCACCGGTTCGGATGACTGGAAGAAAGCCTATTGTGTTTCATTCGATAATGGAGCAACATATGTTAGAGACAAAACAAACAACTTCAGTATAGTTCCGGTACGATATTTTAATGATGAACTTCTTTCTGCCGGTACTCCTGTCGATATTTATACACCTCTCAATACTTCAATCAGTTTTGATGCTCCTGCAGCAATTGAGATGACAAACGGGATTCTTTCTTTCTATATGAAAAGTTCTGTGGAATGGCTGTCAAATACGGCTATGACGCTGAAATTGTACAACCAAGGTGCTGTAGTAGGACACCTGGTGATGTCCAAAAGCGCAGGAATGGCCGGATTCAACAGCGCAGATCCTGCCTGGCAATTAGTAGCAGTACCGGTTATTTTGTTGGCGCTCGTTTCAAATACAGTTGACAAGGTTCGTTTTGCCCTGGCCAATAGCTGGCCAAATGGGATAATGATCAGTTTTGACCGGATCAGGATTCAGCATGATACCAGTCAGGTACCCGTGGAGCTGCTCACGCCTGGTGATTACGGATCTGCATCGAAACATGTGAAGATGACTGTTAATGAACAGGGACTACTTAAAAATATTGAAGAGGTAGATCCTGAAAAAGTTGTCATTAATTCAAGCGATCAGCTGATCGTTGATGAAGATCTTGATTTTATCAATCACAAAGGAATCAGGATGGCGGACGGCGTTGATCCGACAGATGCAATTAATAAAGGGCAATTAGATACAGCCGTTTCAAATGCAATGAGTGGTGTAGGCAGTTCTATTCATGTGCCAGTTATAAATTTGGCAGCTGCAAAAGCCGTGAGTGCATCATCCAGGGCTGATGCCATGTTAATGCTCATTGAAACCATGGGGCTTTATCGTTTCGATGACGAAAGTCTGGATGTAAGTAATAATACAACAGTTATCTTACCGGTTGATATTTTAACCGATGCCTCTCCGGGACGATGGATTAAAATAAGCAGCTCATTAAGTGATCACAATTTACTAAGTAATATACTCGGGAACGGAGGTTACCATTTATCACTGGCCGAACGGGATAAACTCTTAGGACTTAATGGAAGTTCGTTCTTAACCTCCGCAGATGGTTCGGTTGCCATTAACGGATGGGATCTATCTGTTATAAACCTTAAAAACATCACCCGGTCAATCTCCTTTAACGATACGATCGCCACCATTTTCAGGGATTACTACAAAAACGACTTCAGGATTGCGGCAATAGATCTTAGGGGGATCGGTAACCTGGAGTATTCCCTTACAGGCGTCAACTTTTCGCCAGTTGTTCTCCCGCTGACAATAACCGGAAATTCGGACATCTATTGGAAAATTACATTTACCTCCGGTGCTTCGACTGGTTTTTTGAATATCACAGGATCGGATATTACAGTAAATCTCACTACAGCAGTAATGAGATGTATTTCATTCAACGATGTTGCATCACCCATTTGCCGCGATTATTATAAACGAGCCTGCACGCTTTCATTGATGGATAAACGATCAATCACAACGGCAGAGTATTCTTTAGATTGCATAACCTTTTTGCCAGCGATACTTCCATTGTCCATAGCCGCGAATTCAGACATTTATTGGCGGGTAACCTTTGCAGGTGGTGCAACATCTGGATTTTTAAACATTACAGGAATTTTAAATTAGTACGATATGATAGCAATTATTGGAATTGGAGAATATGACGAAAGCAGGCCATTTCTTGACCAACCGGTTGAAGCGGTAAAGGAATATTTGAGTGATAAAATCAATACATTCAATGACCTCACCGCTGTGACCAAGGATGAGTTTAACCGACCCTTGACATTCAGATACGAAGGGGAGGGTATCAGGATTGATTCGGAACGCATTTATAAGAATGACTCTGTGAACTATTTTATTGATAATCAAACCTACCAACTAAATAAAATTTAAGATGGCAATATTTAACTGGACTAAGAACCCATATTTCACTTCGGCATGTTACGTATCCCGATTTGGCAGTGATAGTAACGATGGGAGCGCGAATGCTCCTTACCGTACAGTGCAAAAGGCTAAAGATGCGGGTAAAGCAAGCGTTCAGCTTGGACCGGGTGTTTATAGGGAGGCACCTTCATATACTGGGGATATATTTGGGGAGCAGTCTATTGTCGATTTAACCTTATCTGTGGGATACCTTGCAAACACACAAGCAAAGAGAGTTATAGGCATAAAAATGGTAAACGCAGTCTCATTATCCAATTGCTCGTATCAAAATTCGATCCTAAAAGACATCGTTTCGGGTAGCCAGATAGATGGGGCGAGTATCAATGTTAATAATAATATTTTTAAGAATATTGGGATATCAGGGACAGCAAGCAGGTCGGTGTCTCTTTATAATACTACCTCACACGGATTAAAGAACTGCACTTTCGATAACTGCTGGGTAGTTCTACAGACAACATCCAGCTCTCTAACTGGTATGACATTTTGCATTTTTTCAAATTGCAAAATTGAGATTGTAAATGCCTTTGTGTATCTGCTGTCTAATAATTACAACCTGTTTTATAATTGTACGTTCAAGTTTGGCACCGATACGGTTTATAAAACTCAGGCAGACATTGAATCTCTTTATGGTGTAAGTGGAATAGATGCAATAAGAGCCTACTATAATGCAAAGTTTGGGACATTTAATGTTTTTCCGACCTGCTTGGTAGCTGACCCACTTTTTAATAACTCTGCACTGGATGATTATAGTCTGAAGCCGTATAGTCCTGCACGTAATATGGCATATGATGGAACGTATATTGGTGCAAAGGATGTTGGATATCCGACATATGCATATGCCAACGATCAGGATCACCCTAACTCCTTCTATAATGCGAGTAAGTCAGCCAATGTGATTGTTGCAAACAATTCAATCACATTAGCCAGAAATGTTGATGGTAGTGCTGTTGGAGGTGGGAATATCACCGAGAAAAGTAAGGATCTGGGTAAAATTCAAGAAATCAAATCGAATCAGTTGAGCTTTGCCTTCGCAGATCGTAACCGTGAGATGCCAAATGCCTCACCGACCATTGATATGACTGCTCCAATTGCAGCTGGCACGGCCTTGGTCTCGGGTATGATCTACATTAATGAGGTTGATACCGTTTTGTATAATGCTGTATTATATCCCATCCGAAGCCGAATTTATGCAATTGACACAAATACCTTCACAGGTAATGGCGTACTATATAAGGTGATAAATAATGCTCAAAACAATACCAATCTTATTCGATTTAAGCAGTCAATTTCAGGTGCTAAAATATCGGCGGGTACCAATCTAACTGTCAATAGCTGGTATCGTGTATATGACAACCTGATCACCTGGAACGGTTTGAATATTGGCATTGGTGATGTATTTCAGGCTATAGCTGGGAGAGTATCGTTTTCAGGCAGCGGAAAGTGTGTTGAAGAATTTAATGATACTGATGTTTGGGGGGAGTATGTGATCAATGCTCCGATCCTGGTTAAGCGTATTGGAAATATTTCGATGGGAGCTATCGATACCGGTACTGACGGTAAATTACTGTCAAACGGACATCCTGAATATGATAACGCTACAAATAAAGCGCGTACGGGATTTACAATATTTGCCCGTTACGTACAGGTGAAACATTTTCTTTCAGCATCGGAGGCTAAGTAATGGACATAGTAACCGCCATTTCCCCTGGGCAACGGTATATTGTTATCAATGGCAGTATTACCTATAACGCTGTTGTTTATGCTCCAGGTAGTGAGTTTATCGGAGTATTAGGGGCTGCCACCTATACAGGTACTGGATCTGCCTGTGAGATAATAGAGGTGAGAGCAGCATCTATTGAGGCATATGTGCTACAAGACCCAATTTATCCGGAAAGACTGCTGGTTCAGGATAGCTCTATTGAAATCATTCAAAATATTACCGATGTAATTTTCCCAGAGCGATTAACACTTTACTCATCAGGCATCGAGTATGGTGATTATAAGAGACCGGTGCAACCACAGATCGTGTATTGCAGGAATTGAAACACTTCTAGCGCTTCATTTAACCCGGTTTGTCATATGATGGATCGGGTTTTTTGTCCTTTAACCTGTCGCTGGCAAAGATTAAGTTTGAGATATAAACGCAATCTGATGGCCGAAAGGCGTAAATACAAAATAATGGATGCAGATGTACTAAAAATGATGGATCTTCGGTTTGACGGTTTTGAAAAATTGTTTAATAAACAAAATGAACTTGTCAAAAACCAGATATCCGAAATGACAAAGAGCAGTGAGAAAATGAGTACTGAGGTTAATCTCATCAAAGAGAAGCTGGAAGCTCTTATCAAAGCTGAAGGTGCACATTATACAAATTGTCCAATCGGAACAAAATTGGAAACCACAACAAAAGAGATCAATCTGATTCTTGATGATATTGACGAACAGATCAAGGCTATTAAGTTTATTGTACCCTTCAAAAAATTACTTTATGCAATTAAATTCATAGTCGAGTGGAAAGTTATTTCCATACCTGTTTTTGTCGCGATTTGCTGCATGTCAGTCGTGGGTGGTGTAAAAACTTATGAGACAGGAAAACACTACTTCATGGAATGGATTGTGACCAAAGAGCAGGTGGATCAGAACACAAAATATATTCACGGCGAAGAGCAAAAAGAAATTAAAGACATCTTAAAAAACGAGGCTAAATGACACCAAAAGAATTTGTAACCTCCTTCCTTCCGTTTGCCAGGCAGACAGAACTCAAAACCGGAATAACCGCCATTGCCATCCTTGCCCAGGCAGCACTTGAATCGGGCTGGGGAAAATTTGCACCAGGGAACATGTTTTTTGGCGTGAAGGACACGGATGGAGTAAATGGCAATGAGCAACTATTGACAACCACAGAATACAGTCGCAGGGCAGATTTAAAGTTTCCGGTTATCATCTCAATAGTTCCATGCACACTGAACGGTCAAAAGTATTTCAAATATACGTGCAAAGATTATTTTCGTAAGTATGATACTCCGGAGCAATGCTTCACAGATCATGTGCAATTCTTTTTCAAAAATCAACGATACGCCACAGCGTTAACGGTTAAAGGAAATACAGATCGGTTCATTGAAGAAATTGCCAGGGCCGGATACGCGACAGATCCAAATTACGCATCGCTTTTAAAATCGGTTGCCAGATCGGTAGAAAGGGCAATGGTATGAAAATAAAAGAAAAATTCATGTACGCGTTTGGTGCAGTAATTGTGATTTCATATTTCACAGTTCTCATTATCCTTGCTGTACAGGGTAATAATCCTGATGCGTTAAATATCATGCTGGGCGTATTGGGTAGTGCATTTTCTATGGTTGTCGGTTATTTTTTTGGCTCCAGCCTCTCGAGTGCCAAAAAAGATGAAGCAATCAGCACAATGGTTCAAAATTTACCACCAACACCACCAAATCCAATAATTCCAATTCAATGAGAAAAATCATTAGCATCATTATTGTAGCCCTGTTATTTTCCTGCGCTTCAAAAAAGGCAGTTCAACAGTCGAAAATTGAACAAAAGACAACGCAGCAGAATTCAATCGCTGATACGAAAGCGAGTCTGGTAAATGTCAATAAAACAGTTATTGACGAAAGCAAAAGCAACAATGAAACAGTGACGAAGACAACAGTTTACGATACGGATAAACCCAATGTAGGTGATACCGGTAAACCTCCGGTTAAATCCGAAACCGTTACCACGACCACAAAAGCAGAAAAGAAGAATGTTAAAACGGTCGTAGATTCAGCCAAAAAAGACGAATCAGCCCATCTTGATAATTCAAAATTGGATAATCAAGGCAAGGAGCAAACCAAAACAGTCGTAACAACGAAGCAGACTGTCAAATATTACTTTTATATTATTGGTCTGTTGGTTCTTATTGTATTGGGATATCTGGGATACAGGAATTTTGGAAGGATAAAGGCAATATTTAACTAAGGTAAAATTTGTCCTTTAGTAGCACACCAGGAATAGTGAGATTTGACTTTGTAATTTATTAACCCAAAAAAGTTTTATCATGAAAAATTTAGTTTTGTCTCTACTTTTTTTGATCGGGTTGTTTGCATATTCATGCACCGCACCGCCCGACACTGTGAAACGCACTGATCAACCGACTGAGTACGCTCAGATAATTTCAGTTGATCAGGTTATGCAAGCAGATTTCATTTTCGTAAATCATGTAGTATTGCCATCACCTGATACTCCTGCGCTGAGTTCTTGGATGACTGAAATTTCTAAAGCAGTGACAATATCTGCGAATAGTAAGTCGGCACATAAGATGTATTCATCCAATTACATATCTAACGTTAATAAGCACTGTTTACTTTCAACGTTTTATATTCCGGATAAATCAAGTAAGGATGGGAATTTCAGCAATCGCGATAAATTGACGCAAACGGGCTTTACGCCCTACACAATATAGTCTGGTTAGTTTTTTCATAAGTTTAGTTTGATTATTGGTTAGTTAAGAAAACACCCTGCGGCAACGGGGTGTTTTTGATTTTAATTAAGGCTTATCCCCTCCAGCCAATTGACAAGTACTTTTGCAGGTTTTTTCATTCCACCGGCCGGATCCGGAAATTTGGTTCTGACATGCTCAGAGCGCTCACCAAAGTGTCGTCTTATATAATGATATGTACTGGTAATATCAGTGTGTCCCAACTGGTTCATAAGCTCAACGATTGTTGCTCCCGACTCAAGTAGTTTACCTGCACCGGTGTGTTTAAAGCTGTACCATTTATACTGTTTGTTCATTCCCATCCGGTCCCTGAAAACATTAAACCGCGACCGCAGTGTATTCAGTCCGATTTGTTTGGTGCCTGGCCGACCCATAGTACCAATGACAAACATTTCTTTATTGAGTCTATGCACTCCATGCTCCAGTAACAGTTCATACAACTGGCTCGGGATGTCCATAGTGCGTTCACACCGCTTTTTTGCGATATTCTTCGGAATAAAAATAGTGCGTGATGTAAAATTGATCTGTTTGACGCGTAGAGAGAGCAGTTCTTCACCTGGCCTGACGAAACAGAAAAACTGCAACATCGATGCCAGGTACAGCTGGGGATCTTCTCCCCTTATGGCTTCGATGATCTTTGCCATATCATCATCGAGAAATGGCACCGCTGCAAAATCTTCGCCTGTTTCGGGGATCGTAATTTTTGGAACAGGATTATCTATTAATACTTTGCGTTCAACCAAATAGGTAAAGAAACCTTGTATGTTGATTCTGTACTTTTCGATAGTCACTCCGGAGAGCTTTCGAATGATAATCAGGTGATCAAAAAAACGGTGAAGGATCACACTGTCAAATGTTGACAGGTCATTATCAACCAGCTTGTTTTTTTCAAGCCAGGCAATTAACTCCCGGATCTTCCCCCTGTACGACTCAAATGTTTTTTTTGCTTTTGTATTCTTGATAAGGGTGATATATTCTGAAGCATAGAACCGGATGTTCTTATTCGCTTCCCTACGCCTTCCGTATGTCCGGGCAGCCTGATGATATTCTAGTTCATCTTCGTAAGCAACTTTCTCAGTATCATCCAAAGGAATCCACCCCCGCTGCAATTTTGCAGTAAGTTGTTTGATCCTCTTTTCGGCAAACTCGTTGCGTGCTTTCTTGGTCCGCAATTCAGCGAAACCTTCCATATAGCGCTTTCGCACCATCTTTCCGGTTCGCGGATCGCGGTACCCCAGTTCTATCCACCAGGGTTTTGAAATGTCGCCTCCGTTATCATACAGATAAGGAGAACGGAAAAGCTTTTTTCTGATCATAACTGTGTTTTTCACGCGTCCCCCAAAGACACAGATTGCACAGATACACGAAAAAATACACATTTTCAAAAATAAAATACAAATAACGCTCGTAAAATGTTAAAAAACAGAGCGTTAAAAATCGCTGTGGAGCTGCGGGGAGTCGAACCCCGGTCCAAACGAGGAAGCAATACGCTTTCTACATGCTTATCCAAGATTTGGTTTTCGAATGAAGAATGGCTCAAGGCCACCGATCTTCACCTTAT